AGACGATGATCGCTACCTCTGGGATGAAACTATTAGAATTGTTGCCGAAACAAAACCGAAATGGTTTATTGGAGAAAATGTTGAAGGCATTATTAACATCCAAAACGGCATGGTACTCCGACAGGTGCAAAATGATTTGGAAGGAGAGGGTTTCCAAGTCCAATGTCTTGTTATTCCAGCTTCAGGCATCGGTGCTTGGCATCAAAGAAAACGAACATGGATTATTGCCAACTCCAAGACCTTCAGGGGAGGAGAACCCAGAGAGCTTGATAAAAAGAAAGGGTCTGAGAAAAGCTATGCAACACAATTTAACAGCAGCAGTGAAGATGCTGCCAACTCCAAGAGCAAGAGATCACTTTGGAGCAGTAAATCCAAATCAAGTTTCAATGAACAGCAAAGGTTGGACATCAACAAGAAAAGGAACAGGAGTGAGATACGGAGCAACTCTTCCAGACGTAGTGAACAAAATTACAGAGATGTATCCGACTCCAACCAAGAGAGATTACAAAGACTCAACAATAAGCAAAAGTTATCAAAAAAGAAATTCAGACTCCCTGCCAATAAAGATGATGAAAGAAGGCAAACTTGGTGGCAAACTCAATCCGAACTTTTTGGAGTTCCTAATGGGTTATCCTATGAATTGGACAAAAATAGAACCAACAGAATAAAAGCTCTTGGAAATTCTATTGTGCCTTTAATTGCAAGAGAGTTAGGATTAGCCATAATTGAGGCAGAATATGAAGACTGAAAATACTAAATTAAATATTTATGAAATAACTAGGTTAGATAAAAAAAAATGTGATAGTATTCGGCAAAAAATTTTAGAAAAAAAACAAAAATACACTCAAGATGAGCTTAGTTATATTCAGCGTATGAACCAATATAATATGTTTAATAATGATGAACTTCACCACATTGTTGCCACATTTTCAAATCTAGCAATTAGCAATAAATTATGAGTAAAGTTGAAAAGGTACTTTCTGGATTACAGGCTTTTGTGTGCATTATTTTGCTTTTGGCAGTGTCATTGGTCTATTTTGTATTTGTGGCTGCTCTATGTGCCTTAAAATGCCTGTATGATACTGTTTCATACTATATAGAGAAATGGTTTTGCTGAAATGAATTATTTTGAAAAGGTAGATAGGGAGTTAATACATAACAAGGTTTTAACAGCTAATGAAAAGATGGTTTATATTATCTGTTATTCTTTTCGTAGTGCTCCTAAGGGTTGCAGAATATCTTATGAATATTTGAAGCAGCGTACAGGTATCAAAGACAGTAGAACCATAACCAAAATACTTGACCGACTCACTTTGTTTGGAATGTTGGCAAGAAAGCAGATTAGTAATAAAACGCTTCACTTTGTTTTTGATAAACCTACCATGCAAGATTATATAAAACACAACATTAATAAACGAAATAAACTAAAAAAAGTTAATGCTAAACGATTAAATAAACCTGTTAATAAGTCTAAGGTTTTGAGAATAAAAGACTACTTTCCGACCCACAATTAATGCAATCCGCACCTACATTAAATGTACGTAAATATAGAATTATATATATACTTAAATTATATAGTTAAATATATATGAGGTTGTATTTTACTGATCGGTAGCTTTACCGATACCCCCAATGCCTGACTCAAGGGATTATTGAAAACACTAAAAAATAGTTTTAAAAGTAGTTTATGCTAGAGAGGGAACTTACACCGCAAATTTTAGACCAGTATTTAGGAATCGCCAGTTGGGTAGATAATAAGATTGTACCACCCAAGAAGCCAAAAGCAAGTCAGATGTTTAATTTAATCCAAATCATACCGGATAAAACAGATCATAATAAATATGGTAAAACTAAGATAAGAATTACACCAACGTCAAAACAGTTACAGATTTATGAGTTAGTGCTTAACATTATGCTTAAAACCACAGCAGAATACAGAGATTTAATATACATTAAAAACTTTCCTTACCGTAAAAGCTATAGAGATATGAAATATTTTTTTGTAGGTGATAGCCATGAAACGATTAGAACTAGATATAATAATGCGTTGTTTGATGTGTCCAGGATGGTTAATAAAATAGGATTACAGAAATTTATTTGACAATTAAGGCAAAATGCTTAATTAATTTCTTATATTAGGATTTTTACATTCTAATCATTCTTACCCTGCCAGAATCTGTTCCTTTTCGTTCCCCCTTAGAATCGTTTATCCTTAAGGTCGTTCTGGCAGAGTTAGAATATTTTATAAAACGTCTTTTGCACTCTTGATAAAATACACCTTTGACAGATAAAAGGTTAATCAAGGTTTGACGTTCTAATTGTTTTTTGTTCATTAATGTAAAACTTTCTTTTTTAATGAACCATCAATATATATTCCGACAACTTTTATAAATTTTTGAACTGTCATATATTTAAACAGATCACCATTGTCTGGGTCTTGCTCAAGTTTTCTTTTTAACTTGATAAAGTCTTCTTTAGTTTTTGGTAGTTTCATTTTTATCCTTTCGTTACAAATCATAATACTTATTGTACACATAAAGTAAACAATCAAATAATAAATAATATAAAATATGAACAATCAAATAATAGAACAAAAACAGAACAAGCCGGTAGGTAGACCAAGTAAATTTTCAAAAAAAACTACCAAGAAAATTATGGAGCTATTAGCTCAAGGTAAAAGCATTAGAGATATTACAAGACTTAAATCTATGCCTTGTTGGGAGACTTTAAGAAATTGGATTAACAAATATCCTGAGTTCCAGGAACAATATGCAAAAGCTAAAGCTGATGGAATTGAGTTTGTATTAGCCAATGCTGAAGATTTGTTAAATGAGAATTTAGAGAACGCTAAGTATGAGAAAAGAACTGATTTAGGTAAAACTCATCTAGTAAAAGCTGCTGTAGATTTAGCCAAATGGAAAGCAGAGAAGCTAAACGCTAATGTTTATGGTAAAAAGAATGAACTAAATGCAAAATTGGGAGACCAAATAATACAAGTTAAATGGTCTGATTAACTTTATTTTGTAATGTATTTTTGCAATCTGCATACAAATAATTAGTACAAAAAAGTTATAAGAAACAAATGTTCTTGTTTTGTACTAATTGGCTGATAACTGATTTGTTATCGGAAATTTTAGTAACAAGAATGTTTTATTATCATTAGTAAATAATCTAGGTTTTTAAGTAAAAAGGGTGGGGTTTTGTGCGATGCACCACCCCAAAATTATATTTGTAACTATAAAAATATTTATAGGACTCACACACAACTAAACTAGGAGGCGACAATGGACTTTGACGATAAAGGTTACAAAACCATAATTTACATTGATAAAAATAACCAGGTCGTTATTAAGTTCAACGGCTTTCAAGATAAAAACGAAGCAGATACTTTTTCTCAGTTTATCTCATGGGAGCTTGGCATAGAAGGTTCACACTACAATACGACATATCATTAAGGGGGGTTTTGTTTTAAAATGCCAATTATTGAGATTCCGTATAAACCAAGAGCATTGCAAAAAATTTTGCATGAAAAAATCTCTAAGAGCCGATTTAGTGTTTTAGTATTACATCGTAGAGCCGGTAAAACTGTGATGTGCATTAATCACATGATTAGAGCTGCTTTGACGAACCCTAATCAACCAAGTCGCTACGCCTTTATTTCGCCTACATTTAAACAAGGTAAAGCAACGGCATGGGATTACATCAAAACCTATGCTGGAAAAATACCAGGTGTAAAATTTAATGAGTCTGAACTTAGAGCTGATTTTCCTAATGGTTCAAGAATCACCATTCTGGGGGGTGAAAATGACCAAGCACTCAGAGGTATATTTTTAGATGGTTGTGTATTTGATGAAACGCAAAGCATTAATCCCAGTGTGTTTCCTGAAGTCATAAGACCAGCATTAGCCGACAGAAAAGGCTGGTGTATTTTTATAGGCACACCAAAGGGTAGAAATTATTTTTATGATCTATATTGCCAAGCCAAAAAAATGGATGGTTGGTATGCCTCTACACATAAAGCAAGTGAGACAGGCATATTAGATAGCGAAGAATTAGATTCTGCAAAACAAATGATGTCGCCTGATTTATTTGAACAAGAATTTGAATGTTCATTTCAAGCTGCAATCACCGGTGCTTATTATGGCACTTTGATAGAAAGGGCTGAGCAAGAGGGTAGAATCACCGATGAATTATATGACGAAAATTTAGAGGTAGAATCTTGGTGGGATTTGGGAATGAACGACCAAACAGTGATTTGGTTTGTTCAGCGATATAAAAGTCAAATAAGGCTTATTGATTATTACGAAGCAAGTGGTGAAGGATTAGATCACTATGCAAAAGTAATAAATAATAAACCTTACGATTATTCAACGCACATAGCTCCTCATGATATTAAGGTTAGAGAACTTGGAGCTTATGGTAAATCAAGACTAGAATCTGCGTTGGAATTAGGTATAAGCTTTACAGTAGCTCCAAAACTATCTATTGAAGATGGGATTGAAGCTGTGAGAAAGGCAATTCCAAATTGTTATTTTGATAAAAACAAATGTCAAGTTGGAATAGAAGCATTGAAAGCCTATCAAAAGAGATGGGATGAAAAAAATCAATGTTTTAGAAACAAACCTTTACACAACTTTGCTTCGCACTCTGCTGATGCGTTCCGCACAGGAATCGTTGGTAGTGGGATAGAGGCAACCGATTGGAAAAAAACAATAAGCGTAAATACAAATTATATAATTTAATATGGCAAAAGTTTCAGATCATGAATTAAGACACATTATAAATAATGAAATCAATAATGCACTAGGATTTTTAGGCGGTGAATTATCAACGCAAAGAAAAAGAGCATTAGAATATTATTTAGGTGAAAAACTAGGTACAGAAATAGATGGTAGATCCCAAGTGGTTTCTACTGATGTTGCTGATACGATAGAAACCATTTTACCTAACTTGATGAGAATTTTTACTGCATCAAATCAAACGGCAAAATGTGAGCCGGTTAAAGCAGAAGATGTTGCGTTAGCAGAACAAGCAACGAATTATTTGAACTATG